CAAAGCTGTACGGCGCAGGTAATGTAATATAGGTATAAAAAATGGCAGACGAATCCGGCCTTAGTCCTTTTGTATTTGCCTGTCAGGGTGGTTTGGTTCTTGACCAGTCTACTTTTGTTATGCAACCTGGTATGGCCCTTGAACTAGAAAACTTTGAGCCTGATGTACAAGGTGGCTACAGACGTATTTCTGGTTATACTAAGTGGACTACAGAAACAGTACCCTACACTGCTAGTGCCACTGAAGCTGTTTTAATGTCTGCCTATTATAACGGCGATGTGATTGCAGCTAGAGGCGAAAAAGTATTCAAGTCTACAAACGGTAGTACACTTTTAGATGGCGCAGTACTTGCTGGTGATACAACTCTTACCGTTGATTCAACTACAGGTTTTCCATCAGCAGGAACCTTGATAATTGGTACAGAGCAAATTACTTATACGGGTACTACCGCAACCACATTTACTGGATGTACACGCGGGGCAAATGGTACTACTGCAGTCGGCTATCCAGATGGAACTGCTGTATACGCGTTTTGGACAGAGATAGATACTGGCAGAACAAGTGCTACTAAATACACGCATTTTAGATATACTCTAGCAGGTAGCGATTATATTGTTTGGGCAGACGGAGCAAACGCCGCATCAAAATACGATGGTAGCACTGTTACAGATTTAAATGCTACCGGCGCGCCAGCTGACCCTAAATATGTTGTAGGATATAAAAATATCCTTTTCTTTGCAGGGCATAGTGCTAACCCAGAAGAAGTTATTTTTACTGCTCCGTACACAGATGATGATTTTGCAGTAGCAAATGGCGCCGGCTCAATATCAGTAAATAGTCCTGTAACTGCACTGTTTCCGTTTCGTGATATTCTATATATCTTCTGTCAAGAACGAATTTTTAGACTTCAAGGCAGCACATCTGCAGATTTTGTATTACAGCCTGTAACTAGAGAAATTGGGTGTATCAACGGCTTTACTGTTCAAGAATTTGCAGGAGACTTAATTTTCTTAGGTCCAGACGGACTACGAACAGTTGCTGGTACCGATAAGATTGGTGACGTTGAACTTGGTACAATTAGCCGACAAATTCAAGAACGCTTTACTGGTCTAAGCAATGTAGATGAGTTTGATAGCGTAGTTATTCCAGATAAGACTCAATATAGATTGTTTTTTTCTGACGCAAATAAAACAAGAGCCAACACTAAAGGTGTAATGTGTGTTAGAAGGGGGGATGCATATGAGTTTGCAGACCTTAAAGGGATTGCCCCAAGCGCTACAGATTTTGCGGTTGAGCAGGGCGAAAGCTATATTGTACACGGAGGATTTGATGGCTACGTTTATCGCCAAGAAAAAGGCGACGATTTTGACGGAAACAACGTAACCGGAAAGTATCGTTCCCCTGACTTAACAATGGGCGATGCAGGTATTCGTAAGGCTTTTCAAAGGGTTATCTTGAACTACGCCCCAGAAGCTGCCGTTAATGCCGATTTACTTGTTAGGTATGACTACGAATCACCTAACGTGCCACGGCCAGCAGCATACCCATTTGACACAACTACTGCTGTTGCTATCTACGGTTCATCCATATTTGGGGTTGCTACATACGGTGGTCAATCAAACCCATTGGTAAGACAGCCAATTGAAGGTTCAGGATTTGCAATAGCATTGCGGGTTAATGACAGGGGTACGTCAGCCCCTTATTCCCTAAAGGGATTCCAGCTTGAATTTGAAGCTGCAGCTAGGAGATAATATATGGCGGGCTATACTAGACAATCTACGTTTGCTGACGGTGATATTATCCAGGCATCGGACTTTAACGATGAATATAACCAACTTGTAAACGTTTTTTCAAACACAACAGGCCACGCACATGATGGCACTGCCGCTGAAGGTCCAGTCATTGGTTTGATTGGAGACCCCGGTGTAGCTGCGCCTATTAACAAAGTTGTAGTTGATGATACTAATAACCGTGTTGGACTATTTATTGATGCCGGTGGTCTTGGTTCTTCAGTTGAACAACTTCGTTTTCAAGACGGTGTTATTGTTCCCGTTACTAATAATGACATTGACTTAGGTACATCTGGTGCTAAATTTAAAGACTTGTATTTAGCTGGTGATGCTAACATTGCTGGTACTATGACGCTATCCGGCAATGTAATTGTATCAGGTACACTTGGTGCAGATTTAATTCCAGACGCTGATGATACTCGTGATATTGGTAGTTCAAGTGCGGAGTGGAAGGATTTATATATTGATGGTGTTGCATATATAGATAGCATTGCAATGCCAACTACGACTGTCACAGACATCCTTGATGAAGACACTATGTCCTCTGACAGTGACACTGCACTGGCTACTCAACAATCTATTAAGGCATATGTGGATGCACAGGTAACTGCACAGGACTTGGATTTCCAAGCAGATACAGGTGGCGCACTTAATATTGACCTTGATAGTGAAACACTTACCTTTACAGGTGGCACAGGCATTGACACATCTGGTTCAGGTAATGCTGTTACCTTTGCTATTGACAGCACTGTAGCTACTCTTACTGGCACACAGACCCTTACCAATAAAACTCTCACCACACCTATTATCAGCACTATTAGCAATACAGGCACACTGACCTTGCCAACAAGCACAGATACGCTTGTAGGCCGTGCTACCACAGATACGCTGACTAATAAAACTCTCACATCTCCTACAATTACTACTGCTACTTTGGATGGCGCAGTTAGCGGCACGTCTATTAAAGATGAAGATGACATGCTTTCTAATAGTGCATCTCATCTGGCTACCCAGCAGTCTATTAAAGCGTATGTTGATGCACAAGTAACTGCACAAGACCTTGATTTTCAGGGTGACAGTGGCGGTGCATTAAGCATTGACCTTGACAGCGAGACACTTACAATCGCTGGCGGTACTGGTATTGATACTTCAGGTTCAGGTAATACACTTACTGTGGCTATTGATAGCACTGTAGCAACCTTGACAGGTACACAGACACTTACAAATAAAACATTGACAAGTGCTGTGCTGAACGGTTCAATAAGTGGAACTTCTATTAAAGATGAAGATGATATGGTATCTAATAGTGCCACTCATCTTGCAACTCAGCAATCTATTAAAGCGTATGTAGATAGTCAAGTTACTGCTCAAGACTTAGATATTACGACAGATAGCGGCACTATTGCTATTGATTTAGATAGTGAAACACTTACTGTTGCTGGTACTGCAAACGAAATTGAAACAAGTGCTACTGGCAATATTGTAACAATTGGACTTCCTAACGACATTACCGTATCAGGCACTGCCACTGCTACAACATTTAGTGGTGACTTAAATGGTACGATTAATACTGCTACGACAGCTACAACACAAGCAGCAGGAACAAACAATACAACAGTAGCGACTACAGCATTTGCTAATGTAGCTGCAGACAATGCAGCAGTTGCACTGGCTATTGCATTAGGGTAACAAAACACCTGACCAAATTTACCAAGTATGGTATAAGTAGTGTACATTTGGAGTAAATAATGGCTAACTCATTTAAATCAGAAACAGATACAGCTATAGGCACATCACCTGCCACTATATATACCTGTCCTTCATCTACCCAAACAACAATTATTGGTCTTACTTGTGCTAACATTGTAACAAGTCAGATTGAAATTGATGTACAGCTAGATGCAAGTACACGTACAAGTGGTGCAGAGGATAGTGTCTATATTATTAAGGATGCCCCTATTCCTGTAGGTTCATCTTTAGTGGTTGTAGGCGGTGAACAGAAGATTGTTATGGAACCCGGTGATACTATTAAGGTCACTAGTAATACTGCATCATCTGCTGACGTTGCTATGTCAATTCTTGAAATCACGTAAGGAATAATCTATGGGCTATATTGGTTCAGGACCAACACGGTTTAATACGGCAGATGAACTGACCGTAACAGGTGATGCTGAGTTTAACGGTAATCTGACCGTTAAAGGTACAACCACGACTATTGATAGCGCAAGTGTACAGACTGTTGACTT